AATACGATGCAGATGGTGATGGTATAGTTTCAGATGAGGAGCTTGAGACAGCTGCGCGACTCCAGCAGCTAGAGGCAGCGCACGAAAAAGCTGATGCTCAACGCGGTATGGTTTGGTTTGCTCTAGGCGGTATGCTTTTATACCCATCGGGGGTAGCTATTTGCTCGTTCTTGGGGATGAATGATGCCGCTGTCTTGCTCTCAGACATGGCAAATATGTACTTTCTCGCAACAGGGGGCGTGGTCAGCGTATTTTTTGGAAGCCAAGTTTTCGCAGGGAAAAATAAATGAGTGTAGATGTTAAACAGGTGTATGAAGAAATATCCGCAGACGAAGGCAAAGTTTTACATGCTTATTTGTGTAGTGAACACCACAAAACAGTCGGGATAGGCCATAAGGTTTTAGAAACAGACGCAGAAAATGACTTGGACATTTACGGAATTGGTGCTGATGTTGCTGATGACCAGCGCATCTCAGAGCATAGGTGCTACGTCTTGTTCCAAGAAGACGTACAAATTGCTATCAGCGGGTGCATAAGAATTTATGATAACTGGGAAGACCTACCGCAGGAAGCCCAACATATCATAGTTAACATGTGTTTCCAGTTAGGACAGGGCGGATTAAGCAAGTTTAAGAACTTTAAGGCAGCTATCGAAGACTCTCAGTGGCAAAGGGCTTCAGAAGAGATGATGGACTCAAGATGGGCAAGTCAGACACCTGAACGTGCTGAAAGGCTGGAATCAAGAATGTTAGCTTTAGCAGGGGGCTAAATGACCTTACAAAAACTAAGCCTAAGCCCCGGAGTCAATCGGGAGAAAACTAGTTATAGTAACGAGAACTCTTGGTATGAATGCGACAAAGTGCGGTTCAGACAGGGGTTTGCAGAACGTATTGGTGGTTGGGTACGCATATCAAATAACACGTTCTTGGGTATATGTAGGTCACTTCTTAATTGGGTAACTCTTGGTGGGGCAAACTATTTAGGGGTAGGTACACATCTAAAGTTCTACATAAGTCAAGGTGGGGCTTATTACGATGTTACCCCCCTTAGAGCTACTACTTCTGCAGGAGATGTAACGTTTGCTGCCACTAATGGGTCATCTACCATTACTATAACGGATGCAGGTCATGGGGCCTTAATAGATGATTTTGTTACCTTTTCTGGCGCAGCTAGTCTCGGAGGCAATATTATTGCAGCGGTACTGAACCAAGAGTACCAAATAGCTTACGTCACTAATACAAACGTTTACACTATTACAGCAAAAGATACAGATGGTGATACGGTTACTGCAAATTCCAGTGATAGTGGTAATGGTGGAAGTTCTGTTGTTGGTGCGTACCAGATTAATACCGGATATGACATAGCCGTACCAATTATAGGTTGGAGTGGTGGTACGTGGGGCGGTGGTACTTGGGGTGTAGGTGCTGCTACAGTTTCGTCTTTACGTCTGTGGAGTCAGGCTGCATTTGGCGAAGACCTTGTATTCGCCTCTCGTGGGGGAGCGGTGTATTACTGGGATTCTTCTACAGGCACTAGTACTAGAGGAGTTTTAGGATCTAGTTTAAGTAACGCATCTGATGTACCGACAGTCACAAATACTGTGCTTGTTTCAGATGTTAGTCGTTTTGTGTTCTGCTTTGGGGCAAATGCAATAAACACGACAGTACAAGATCCTTTGCTTATTCGGTGGTCAGATCAAGAAAGTGTTATTAATTGGACTCCTGCAGCAACTAATCAAGCCGGAAGCTTACGGCTTTCACAAGGGAGTTCTATTATAACCGCTGGTCAAGCGCGGCAAGAAATACTGGTGTGGACAGATTCTTCCTTGTATGCCCTTCAGTATGTTGGGGCACCTATAGTTTGGAGTTCTCAACTGGTTGGGCAACATACTTCTATTGCATCTCAAAATGCCGTAGGTTATGCCGATGGGGTTTCCTATTGGATGGGTAACGATAAATTTTATAGTTATGATGGTGGAATCCGGCAATTACGGTGTGATCTTCGGAGGCATGTGTTCAATGATATTAATATCTCTCAAATGTCTCAGGTATTTGCTGGAACTGTAGAAGCTTTCCATGAAATATGGTGGTTCTATTGCTCTGCCAGTAGTACTACAATTGATAAGTACATAGTGTACAACTACCAACAGGATATATGGTACTACGGCACATTAACGAGAACCGCGTGGTTAGATTCAGGGCTACAGGATTTTCCTCTAGCCGCCACCTACAGTAACAACCTAGTAGAGCATGAAAACGGATTAGATGATAACGAGACAACTACTCCCACAGCTATAGCCACTAACATAGCTTCTGCTCAATTTGATATAGATGCTGGCGACAGGTTTGCTTTTGTAAATCGTGTTGTACCGGACATTACTTTTGATGGGTCTACCACAGATAACCCCAGTGCTACTCTAAGCTTGATCCCCTACAATAGTTCAGGTTCAGGTATTAGTGATCCTACCTCCCAAGGGGGTAGTGATAGCGGTGCAATTACAAGATCTGCAACGGTTCCTGTAGAAAAGTACACAGATCGTTTAGATATAAGAATCAGGGCCAGACAGATGTCTCTAAAAATAGAGTCTTCGGGTACAGGTGTTAGCTGGCAGTTAGGTTCCCCCAGAATTGATATCCGTGCAGATGGGAGGCGGTAATGGCAGTAGATAACACAGACTATAATGTAATCTTTAAAGCACCAACTCTACCGCTTCCCCCTATGGAGTACGACCAAGCCTATTTTAATAGGATGAATAATATATTTAGGTTGTATTTTAACCAAGTAGACCACGCTTTTCGTAACGATAAACTCATCAATCAAGCTGAAGCTACAAGCTGGTTTATAAGCTAATGGCTAATACTTACGTTAACGCTAAAGTAGATTTAACTGGGAATAGTGTCACTACGCTATACACCTGTGCGGCGTTAACTACGGGGATAGTGAAGTCCATATTAGTCTCTGAGGATTCTGGTAACGCCGATACGATAACGGTGACCCTTACTACGGCTGCGGGCGCAGTCTTTAGCCTATTCAAAACAAAAGCCATTGGTGCTAATGCCACACTGGAATTACTCAGTGCCCCTCTTGTCGTTCAGACAGGGGAGATATTGAAGGTAACCGCAGCTACAGCCGCCCGACTGCATGTCGTAGCAAGCATACTGGAGATTACGTAATGAGTATGTTTGGTGGCATAGCTGGTTTAGGTGTTGGAGTAGATCGGGCGGACCCCGGAATCAGGGATGGACTCCCGGACCTTGAGGCCATCCTCGATATATACCGGGATCGTGATAAGCGTCGCTCAGAAACACAAGACGACGATTCGTCGCCTAATACAGATGACAATTCGTCGCCTAATACAGATATAGATTTCTCTAACATCGACCCTTTAAACTACTTGGCCGACCTGTTCAATACAGGCGCCGCGCAGGGTGGTTTCTCCCGTACTGGTAGCCCTCCGCCAGCAGGATATGGGCTTATTACTCTGGACATGCTTCCCGAGGAAACTCAAAAAATGATTGCTGAGGCTGCCCCTGCCCCTGCTGCCCCTGCTGACCCTGCTCCGGGTGATGAACCTCCGGGTGATGAACCTCCGGGTGATGAACCTCCGGGTGACGACCCCTCTGCTGCTGATGAACCTCCGGGTGATGAACCTCCGGGTGATGAACCTCCGGGTGATGAACCCTCTGCTGACCAAGCTGAAGCCCAAGCAAATCAAGGATCTGTGCCTAATTACGTGAACAATCCGTATACAGGTCAACCCGAAGATCAACTAACAGGAGATTCAGCAGCAGCCTATCAGGACAACCAGCAGCCAGACCTTCCCCGGAGAGGTTGGGAACCGTTTGAAGACATTAATGACCCTATGAACCCAAATGAGGGTAAATACGAGGCTAATATTGAGCGGCAAATCCATGATGAGTTATCTGCTACAGCGCGAGGCTTGTTTGCGGAGGGTGATTTTAAGAACGGTTTAAAAGTACTTGCGGGTCTGTTCGATTATCCGGGCGTAGATGGCGCTGCGGAACTGGAACGCTTTATAGCTTCAGACGAAGCTCAAGAATTCATGGACTATTTTGGTATTCCGGGAACAGTTGAAGAGTTACGGGCGACTTACGAAGCGGCAAGCTCTGCTGATGAACCTCCGGGTGATGACCCCTCTGCTGCTAATGAACCGTACCCAGAACAAGGTATGGGTG